TTGCTTGGGCTGCTGGTAATGATGGTAGTGGATTTGGCGGTGGTGGTGGTGCTGGATTTTATAACACTTCGTATCATCGTAGTGCTTCTACTATACAAACTTCTAGTTCTGATAGTTCTTATGTCATAATTTCCTATGAGGATCAAATTGTTACAGAAGATTTTAATTGGACCACTAGATCTCCCCAACTTGATAATATTGTAGGAAGTCAGGGGTCTGATCCAAATAACTTGTGGACTACTTTTTTAACTAATACTAACGTAGGTGGTAATGAACCTGAAGGTAGTACTGTTATTAGATCAATTGAATGGAAAATTAATTTTAATAATACTGGAAAACAAGTATTTAATACAGCTGTAGATGATGCTGCTGATGTATACATTGATAACGTACTTCAATTTTCACTCAACACTTATAATACTAACACTTCTTTAACTACACCAAACACAATTACTGCTGGTGAACATACTATACGGATTGAACATGTTAATAATGGTGGACCATATGGTGTTGCAATGGATTGGACTGGATATGTACCTCCTGCACCACCAACAGTAAGTCTAACTGCAACTGATTATAGCACTCCACCAAATAATATTACTAGCATTTATAAAGGTCAAAGTCTGAGGCTTACATACTCTGCTTCTATCCCTACTAATGGCGATGCTATCACTGCTAATACCTTTACTGCAACTGATGCTAATGGAAATGTAAGTAATCCTATTCCTAGTGTGGGAAATAGTGGCATATATTTTCCTGCTCCTACAATAACAACAACTTATACGTATACAGCAACTAATGCCAATGGGACATCTACCGCAAGTGTAACAATTACAGTCGAAGATGATTTTCCAGTAGTAACTCTTACTTCGGATGATGCTGATAATACAATTATTTCTGGTGGAGTTCCTGAATCTGTAACACTTACGTGGTCTGCTACTGCAAATACTACTATTAGCAATACTACAATGACTGGTGTTACTAGTCCTGGCACATCTGGCAGCGTAACAGTAAGTCCCACATCTACAACAACTTATACATTTTTAGCAACAACTGCTACCGGAACACGTACAGCAAGTGTAACTATTACCGTTAATATTAGACCAATAATTACATTAACCTCAAATACATCAACAATATCAGCAGGACAAACTGTTAATTTAAACTGGACTACAACTGGGAGTGCGGATAGTATAGTTTGGTCTTCTGGTTTTCCTGCTCCTTCAATTGGAAGTGGAGTTATTAACGGATCTGCATCGGTTGCTCCTACAAACTCACAGCAATATTGTGTTTATGCTACTGGACCTGGTGGAGTTAGTGATGCTAAATGTGTTTCAATAAATGTTATACAGATAGACACTAGCATAACTGATTATGATCAATCATTTTCCAACGATACTACTGTTAATATTCCTTCTTATGCTATTAATGTTAGTGTAGATATCTCAGCTGCAAGTGGTACAAATGGCGGTACTGATGATGGTGGTGCTTCTGGTCCTGGTGGCGGTGGAAGAAGGGCGACATTCTATTTTGCTGATTATGTTGCGAGGACATTTACTTTAAGATTGGGCAATCAAGGATCAGCTGGATTTGGATGTGTTGCTGGTAGTGGAGCCGGAACAGGAGGAAGTTCTAATGTAGCTCGTGGAGGAAACGGTGGCACTTCTGGTCCTTCTGGATGCTCCGGTGGTGGTGGAGGTGGTGGAGGTGCCAGCGGCATTTACGACTCCGTTAAAAATGGTTGGGTTGCTATTGTAGGTGGAGGCGGCGGCGGTGGCGGTGCTTCATGGAAGGTTAGTGCTACCGGTGGCACTACGGGAACAGGAATGAACACTGGAAATGTAAACAATATCAGTGTTGGTAATGTTGGTTCTGCGTGCCCTACTGACGGCGGAGGCGGCGGTGGCGGCGGAGGTGGAGCTGCTGGTGGCGCTGGAGGAAACTTTGGACTTGACAAAAATAGAGGAGGTGCTGGTGGTCGTGGTGGACAATCTGCTTATGATAACAGTTATTGTAGTTTTAATTACAACTCTGGATCACAAAATTTTGGTGATGGATCTGCTAGAGTAAGATGGAATATAGGTGCGCCTACTATCGATAGTTTTACTGTTAGTCCTTCGCCTATCATTGCAGGGCAGAGCACAAGATTAACATGGACATCTACAAATTCTCTTACCGGTAGTATTAATAATGGTGTTAATGCAATTACTGTTCCTAATAGTTTTATAGATGTCTTTCCTGGTGATGATACAACATATACATTAACTGTTATTGGTTATGGTGGATTGACAGATACTGCTAATGTATCTGTTGTGGTTTACATTCCACCCGAACTTATTCTCGTTTTAAATAGTCCATCTATTATTGTTAATGGTAGTACAAATCTTTCTTGGAGTGTCACTGGAGATGGTGATGCTTTATATTGGGTTGCTGGTGGTATCACAAATACAAATTTAGATAGTACTACATCTCTTAGTCCATCTGTTACTACAACTTATACTGGATATGTTACTGGTCTTGGTGGTGTTTCTCCACAAGCATCTGTAACATTAATTGTATATTATCCTCCAACTTTAATTGTAGATTATCCTGCAGTAATTGATTACGGTCAGCAAGCAACAATTGAATATGAAGGAGATTATGCAAATACATCAGTAACATTGTCTGCTACTTACAATTATGATTTTGTTGCTAATACCACTGATCCTATTACAAATTTAAATGTAGCATCTTCTGCTGAATTTGGACCCGATTCTTCTTATGGTGGAGTTTATAATACAAATATTGTTTATAATGATAGAGGACCACTTAGTGTAACTTATGTTATTACCGCTAACGGCAATGGCGGAGCAACGACTGAAGCGTTTACAGTTTTAATTAATGTTGATAGAACACCAGATAATTTAGACATTGATGAGACTGATGATCTTTTAAAAGATGCTGATCCTGTATATACACCAGAAACAGAAGTATTATCTGAGATGTATTATATTGATGATATTGATATGAAGGTGGAGGTTAAGTCAAATACTCCTATATTAGTCGATTTAAATGCAAATGAACAATGGACTAAACTAAGACAAATTGGTACAGCACCGGCAGTTCAGGGAAATTCTGTAGGTGGCAATTCAATGCCAACAAAACCAGGAGTGTATTATATCAAACCAAGGTCTTTACAAACTGAAGCACCTCTAATTGCAAAATCTAACCTATCAGCGGTCGAAGCAGCAAAACTTGTTACATGTGTATCTGTTATTGATGAAACTGGTGGTAGTGCATATAATAATTTGGGATTATTAAATTCTATTTGGCAACAAAGTCCACCAGTTATTGGTGGATCTTTATCTAATCGCAGAGGATTTAGAACCGCATTTCCATATAGAACATTTTATCTTTTGGATCCACAAGGTTCGGGACAGGGTGGTATTGACGTACCTACTAACTTCCCAGGTGATCCTAATGCATATGGACCAATTCGTGTAAATCGCGATGAAGGAAATACTGGTAGTAGATCTGATTGGTTTACCATTTGTAATTTTCAGAGTCTTCCATATGGAACAATTGTTTCTATCTGGATCGATATTTCGGGTTCGATGGATCTCGACACAGTGCGAGCATCATATAATTATTTTCTTGCAAGATGTGCTTCTGCTGGTATTGAAATTGTATTGACTCTAAGTGATACTGGTGAAAGATATATTGATGGGCATATTGTGTATCTTCCTCCTAGTGCTAACTTTACAGCAGTAGATGCTAATGGAAATACCTCAAATATTGAAGTTATTTCAGGATCTTCTGTCACATTGAGTTGGATTGTATTTGGTGATGTCAACACTTTATCTATTACACCGGGAGTATTGAATGTTACACCTTCTTTTAATGATTTTGTAGATTCTGCAGTAGTTAATCCTACATCAGATACAACATATATTTTAAGTGCAACCGGTCCAGCTGGATCAACCACGAGACAAATTACTATTTCTGTATTAATTCCTCCTACTATTTCTATTACATCTAGTCAAGGATTATCAATTATTACTGGAAATTGCACAACTCTTTCTTGGGTTGTAAGTGGTGATGGAAATAGTGTTTCGTGGACACAAGGTGGTATCGCAAATACAAATAAAGAAAGTTCTGAATCTGTGTGTCCCAATGACACCACAACATATTGTGCTGTTGCTAGTGGTCCTGGTGGAGTTTCTCCAGAAACTTGTATTACGATAACTGTATATCAAATTCCAACTGCTAGCATTACTGTTCCAGCAGTCATAGATTATGATAATAACTTTACTATTGATTATGAAACACAATATGCAAATACTAGCATTCAGATAACTCCAACATACACATATCTTAATGGTACTGTTGTAACGGGAACAACAATTAGTAGAACTGCTGCAACTAGTGCAGAAATTAATGGTGGTGCTGGTGGAACTGTTAGTGATACTATAGCAAATGGAACAGGTGTTCCAATTACAGTCCCATGGAATAATTTTGGACCATATATAGTTGATTTTTACATGGTAGCTTCAGGAAATGGTGGAACTGTTGAACTCACTGCGAGAACATTAGTTAATATAGATCAAACACCAGATAACTTTACTATTGATGAGACTGATGATCTTTTAAAAGATGCTGATCCTGTATATACACCAGAAACAGAAATATTATCTGAGATGTATTATATTGATGATATTGACATTCCTGTAGAAATTAAGGCAGATTACCCAATTAAGGTTGATATTAACAAGAATGATGATTGGGAGGACGTTAGACGAATCTAGGGTCAATAAATAATAGGACTGGGATCATAACTAAAAGGAATGACATATTCGTTTGCACCTAACGATCAACCACTTTACGTATCAGAAGGTGATTACGTACAGTTTAGGTTTATTGCACCTAATCAGTGGAACACCACTAATACTGTAACAATTAACATTGGTGATCTAGTACAGTTTTGGTTGATTACAACCATTCCTGAAGATTTTACTCCAGATCCTTTTCCATTCAATGATATTGATGAAGCGGATCTTGATGTATTTTATACTACTGATGTAGTATTTCTTCCGCCTGACGGCATACCAACTACTTCTGTAACCGGGTTAACACCAACAACTCAAGCAGCTATAGTACTTGGATCTAATCTTGGCGGTGGCATTGATAATTATGCAATGCGTATTGACTATGATGGTAATGGAACTTGGGATACGGGGTGGATTCAAAGTGGTGGAGCTATAACTGTTGAGAATGGTGCAAAAATTCAAGTTAGACTAAAATCTTCTGAGTTTAATGTACAATTTTCAAGATTGACACTTGTTATTGGTACATCTAGTGCAAGATGGGATATCTTAACTATAGCACAACCAACAAATGAACCAGAACCATTCCCAGATTTTACAGATTTAGAAGATCAACCAACAAACACATATTGTTATAGTGAGGTTATTAGACTACAGGGATTGATTGCTTCTGCTACTATTAATACTAGTGCTGCTGGTGAGTGGGCAATTTCATCGACAAATAATACTACAACAAACTCGGATGGATTTCAAGTTCTTTCTGGAGTAACTTTTAGTGGTAATAGTGGAACTGTAAACAATGGTGATTATTTACAATTAAGAATTTTAAGTTCAAACAATGCTTTATTTCCACTTTCAACCAGTCTTTCAATTGGAGATGCTGTGGATGGAGGTATTTGGACTGTAGAAACTGGTGCAAACCCTTCAACTAATCCTGCGGCATTCTCATTCCCTAATGTGTTTGATGCAATTGAAGATACACTTGTAGGATCAGAAGAACGACCAGCAAGTGGCATTACAGGATTGACAGATGGTATTCAAGTTCCTGTAACATTACTTTCCACTAATTCTACTAATGTTCGTGTCAAGAAAAATGATGATTCTGTTGGTGTATTTCCTACAACAGTGGGAAATGGTGATAGATTAACTCTTTATCTGCAATCATCACCTTCGTTTGATACTCCTTTAGACATGCTAATTCAGGTTGGTGATCGGCAGATTCCTGCATGGCAGGTAAAAACTAGTCTTGGACCAGATACTCTTGCTGACTATACTCCACCAGCAAATAGAAACAATCAAGTTCCAGGATCTTTTGTTGCTAGTTCTCCAGTCACTCCTACTGGAATTAATAGACCAATCACAATTGAAAACGTTGGTGGTTATCCAGCTTTGATTTCTATTGATTTTGATACTCCTGCAGCAGGTCCAAGAACATTTGATCCTCTTTTAAATACCTCATTCTATATTGTAATTCAAGCAGCAGATCAATTGAATACACCAGAATTTACAATAATTAGCGTTGGTGGAGATTTTGGCGTAAATCAATTTCAATGGCAAGTAACAACATATGCTACAGTTCCACCTCCATCTACTGATGCTGCCATATGGTATAGTAGAAAATCTAAAAAATTTGATGGATATCCAATTGGAACAGTTCTTCCTGTTCTGAAAGAGAGTGTGGGTAGTTATGGAGATTTAGATGGTGGAAATAATGATAGGTATCCTGGATTTGTTCCATGCGATGGTCGTTCATTAGATAAGAATGATTATTTTGAATTATATACTATTCTTGATGGAGAATATGGTGAGACTACTGACGAATTTAATGTTCCTGATTATAGAAATAGAAAATTATGTGGTGTTGGTATTGTAGATGGCACTAGAGGTAATTCAACATTTGTGCCAATTACTCCAGGATCTTCAAAAGGTATTAATGATCCTGGTGCTGAAGGTGGATTTTGGTATTTTAATAGGGTTGGTGCTCGTGGATCAGATCCTTTAGATCAAGTTCAAGGACCTCCTGGCGCTGTAGGAGGTTTAGATAGTGATTTCTTCTCTCTCGGAACAGTTAGACTAACTGGATTGGAAACACTTACTGATCAAGTTATCTTTGAAATTAATCCTACTAGTTTTGTTGCCGCACAAGTTGGAGGAATGTCTGCTATTACTGTTGCTGCCCCCACACACAATCATGCATTTATTTCTGCAGTTGTTGAAAGTGATGGTGGAGAAGCTAGTATTCCATGGAACCAACCATTAGGTAGAGGTATGATGGGTGCTGGTGTATATGGACCAACCAAGTATCCCGCCATTGGCAAAGGTGAAGGATTAAGTCCAGAAGAGAATAAAGTCGTAATTCAAAACACATGGAAATGGTTCTTTTCAGTTAAAATTGGTTCTCAGTTTCAGTTGGAATTGAAAAGATATTTTGGTAATGATTTTGATTTTGATGATTGGGCAGAAGGATTCCCTACTACTCTTCCATATAATCAAGTCATTGAAGGGTCTTTCCCCAATCAGTCAACGGAACTTGGTCCTGAAAGTGATGACCTCGCAGTTCCACCACTTCAATTTCAGACATGGTGGCTCTCTCCTTTTAGTGCTTTAGCGGGTGTAAATCTTCAAAATCGTGGAGCAAGTAACAACCCTACTACCCCTAATGGTAATACTAATAGATATTTTAGTGGTGTATTTGATACACAACCAGGTACTACTACGATTAGTCAGTATACTAGCACTGGACCTGGAACACAAACACGTACTCATAGTCATTTAATTACAGAAAATCCAGTTGGCAACCCAAATGCTGATTTTACTGGTGGTAATTTGGATGCTCTAGGTAGTAATCAATCACCACTTGGATCTGGTCTAGGTGGTGGTGTTGATGGGGCATTATTAACCTTTAATATATACTGGTCCAATAGATACGTTGTTGCCGGTGGAAAATCTCCTAATGGAGGTGGCGTCCCTGGGGACGGCGGTGGTGCCTTCTTCTCTGCAGGTGTTGGTGAGTGGTCTTATAGACAAGCAGGCGCAGCTCAGTGGAATAATCCATCGGATGAAGAAACCAGAGATGAAGATATGGTTGGTGGTTCTGGAAGTGGTATGCGTATGAGAATTACATATCAAGCATGGCCGAATCCTGGAGGTGGTTCTGCAAACGATACTAGAATACGTGTTGATCAGATTCTAAGTGCTGGTTCTGGTTATACTGTGGGAGATGAACTTTCTACTACATTCTGGAATAATATTGATACTACTGCTAATAAAATAATTGAAGTAGCTGCAGTTGCTGCTAATGGATCTGGTGGTGCTGCTGGATCACTTCAGGTAGTGTTTACTCAAAGTGATGTTTTTATGGATCTAACACCAGGAACATTTGTGTATTCTAGTAGTTTCAAGAGACCAACTCCTGATGTTGAGATGCAACCACAGAGACAAGTCCCAATTATCAACCCATTTCATAAGACTAAATATATCATCAAGGCATATTAATTATGAATCAAAAATTGAGTGTTCCAGATTATAGACCTCTTGAATTAATGCTCGATAATAGAATTACCAAATCTGATTTTGATGATTTTATTGGTGTTTGGCCAAATTTTATGCCAAGACCATTGTGTGAAGAGTTGATTGGATATGCAAATTCAGTTTATGATACTGCTTGTATTGAAGTCCCATCAGCAACAACACAGCATAACCCAAATGCAGAGATAGCATTCAATTCTTCTCAGCAATATGGTGGAGATTTGAATAGAAAAGATTATGCATTTTTGTTAAATTTTTCTAATAGAGACTTATCTACTAAAACAAACTCTGTACTAAAGAGTTGTGTGAGGCATTATATTCATAAGTATCAATCATTAAAACATACTGGATTAGTATCTACTGATATTAAATTTCAGAAAACTCCTCCTGGAGGTGGATATCATTTGTGGCATCATGAAAATGCTGATCTAGCACATGCTCCAAGAGAATTAGTATGGATGATTTATCTTAATGATATGCCTGATGGTGAAGCAGAAACTGAATTTTTGTATCAGAGAAGAAGAATCAAACCTACTGCAGGAACTGTCGTTATTT